TGAAATTCTGAATTATCTAGAATGGGATGCGCTTCACGATTAGGACCTTTAAGTTCTGAATGAATCACCATACTGACTTTTGATTTCTTGAGCTTCTGACCTTCTTTAGAATCTTCAGGCACAGAGTATTGGATCGTATTAGGAGTGTGACTAATGCGACCTTTAGAAATTGTTCTTTGTTCAGGAGTGCTTAGAACTCCGCCCTGATACTCACCTTCACGATGCGGCAGCACTTTGCCTACATGAGCAAGTATGGCTTTAAGGGGGGTAGCAACATACGGCTTGTGTCCGTGTTGCTTGTCAATATCTGCTTCTGAGTAGTTATAATGTGCGCCAGCACCTTTGTACTTGACGCCGACTTTGCCTTTTGCATCTCGATGCATCTGGACAGACATCTTGTCATCAATCTTTCGGGTAACAGGGGTAGAGCCTTTAGCAGCTCCCTCTATGGTTTTGATAGCATGAGCAGCGGCATGGTGCCCATCAAAAATTCGATCTGATGGGTGCTCAATATGTTGAATACCGCCCGCTGTATTATCTTCTGATAGGAAGTTGCTTAAGCTCATGGGTCACCGAAGTTATAGGTTGATACATTATTTATATATCAACAAACTCATTATATCCAACTAGGTTTCTCTCTCTTAGTCCAAGCATGTAAGTGTGTCTTACCACTCTTATAATAGTTTCTGTAATTTTCAACAGGATTTTCTGAAATAATGTATTCAGGTGCCATAGCAGACGGGGGTGTAGTGAAGTCCCAGTTTTTTAATTTGAATGGCGGCGACTGAATCTGATATCCAAGTTTTTGCTGCGTCAAATGTTTTTTATTATATCGATATGTGTATTCTTCACACAAAGCAAAGAAGTGATCGACCAACCAGTTGTAGTTTTCTACTGATTGACGAATCCACACAGCGCTGGGGTGATTGACATGTGTGGCGGTATACATAACCTCTTCCCGACCATCACCTAGTACCCAGCGCTTTGCTTTACGCCCGGTAGCAGATTGCCCCAAGGTTTCTGTACCGTCAATGACACGATGAGCAGTAGAAAGCAACTGTGCGCTCTCTAATATCATTTTTACTACGTGTTTGTCGACCATCCATTCAGCCGCTTCACGAGGGTTCTCTGACAGATAAAATATGTTCATTATTTTCCTTATTCTCTTTGTTTAACCAATACTCAGCAAGCTTGTATTGATAAACAAATCGTCTGGGTTCATGTTCATAGTTAGCAAAGTTGTCTTTAAAAATCTCAGACATTTTATCTAACACTTGTTCTAAATTACTCGGCACCATATTTAATCTTGTTTATAAAACTAAGTTTTTGGGTTCTTGTCCAATCAGAAAGATATGCATTGTCATCATCAAACATACGAATATATTCTTTAGGTCCAATTTCACGCACCGAACTAACAACATCATCTAGATGTTCTTGTGAGAACTCCTTTAGATTGCCGTCATTCATAGTAACTTCATCAGCGGCATGACTTAATTCATCTGCATCTATTACGTAGCGCATACGAAACATTGAAATTGTTTCAACCATATATTTAGGCATCATCTTCTCCTAGAGGTATTCTAAACCTGTATCATCAAGTGTATAACAAACATGTTTTATATTAAAATTAGCAATAGCACGCTGACATCCAGGACATGGTTTTGCGAGTCCTTGGATATGAGTTTCTTTTTGATCGTTAGACCATTTCATGCGGCAAACATACAGTTTGGCTCTAGAAACAATATCTGTGCTATGCTTTCGAAGAGCGTTATAGATTGCATCTGTTTCGGCATGTAGAAAAATTGCTTCTTCATTAGTGGCGAATTTTTTCTGAAAGGGGTGTGATTTCTTTTTATTTGTTCCAATAGAAATTATTTCGTTTCTATAAACCAAAGCTGCTGATACTCGTACACCAGACATAGGCTCTAGAGACTCAGCAACCTTTGATAAGACCTTGATAACATGCTTTTCTTTCATGATTCATTATACAGAATTTAAAATTTAATGTCAACCAACTTGGTGATGAGTTTGATATTCGCTAATAATCTTCTTAGCTTTGTCAATCCACTCATCTCTTTTTTTAACAAAAACTTGTGGTGAATCATTATCAACAGCAATTAGAACAACCAATTGAGGTACAGATATGCCTGTACGTTCCTCAAACATGACTGCATAGCACGCACACTGCATGAAGTAGTCATGAATCCAATCTTCTCGTTTAGTTTTATTTGCTGTTTTAAAGTCAATCGCTGATCGCTTGCCATTCCATTTTGCAATGCAGTCGACTGTACCTGCTAGGCCTAGATGCTCAGAATAGAGCGGTGCTTCTAGTGCATAGATGTCTGTGACGTTTTGTTCTAGTATAGGCTTGATACTATTAAAAAGATCAAGCGTGCCCATGTCTTTATTATCACCAAAGTAATCTTCTTCATTGTTTAAAAAGTTCTCACAAACTTTATGAAGCTTTGTGCCACGCCGAGCAGCCTTAGATGAGATTCGATTAGCTTCTTCCTCACCAACCTTCTTGCGCCACTCAACAAGCGAGTCTTTCTTCAACCAACCTAATACAGTGGTAACAGAGGGAAGCTTTTTGCCATTAGGTGTGACATAGAGCCTCCCTTTGTCTCCATCAACTCTATTAAGCGTAGGAAGCGCTTCGCCTAAAGACTGGTGTTTGAACTGGATGTGCTTCTTCATATCGCTCTCTCTTAATAATATATTCTTTGACTGTTGCACTGCGTACAATATCATCAATGCCAAATTCTACAACACCAAAGCTTTCCATAGTAGAAAGAATGGTTAGAAACTTATAGAATCCTGTAGCTTCTCTTTTTAAATCATTCTGGCGACAATCACCAGAAAAAATCACTTTGCAATTGTCACCTACACGAGTGATGACTGAGTGCAATTCTTCATCAACCATATTCTGGAATTCATCTACAATAACAATGCAGTCTTTCAATGTAATGCCTCTAACAAATGAAGAGGTCATGAATTCAATGATGCTTTTCTTCTTCATGAGACCATATGCATCACCACGACCGACGATCTCCGTACAAATCGCATTATACGGTGCCTCATACACCATCGACTTCTCTTCTGCACTTCCAGGCAAGAATCCCATATCTCTTGTCGGGACAACTGATCTTATAATAACAATCTTTTTATAATCTGAATATCCTGATAGGACTTCGTGTAGTGCAAGGTACAGCGCACAAAAGGTCTTACCTGTTCCTGCAGTACCATATAATAACAGATTCTTGTTATCGTTGTAAAGATCAAATGTTTTTTGTTGGTTCTCCGTAATGGGTTGTATTCTGGCTAATCGAAACGAATTTTTTTCTTCATAGGACTTATTATTATAAGATGAGCTGCGTGATGGTTTCCTAGAAGGTTTTTTAGCCATGATGCTCCTTGTTACCAAGTGTTGATGTTGCTTCGGATGTTTTTCTTTTTAATAGTTCTCAGAATATCACGAAATGACTCTGCCGGTTTGACTCGGCCTAGCCTTACTGGGTCTCCTAACGAGACTGCAGACAAAACTTGGGTGATGTGGGGGTTATCTTTAAGGAATTGTTCTTTGGCTGAAATAGACATGAAGTCTTCCCATTCCTTACCTGTGTTATTATCTTTGAAGTCGTATGTAGGCATAACCACCCTTTAGTTTATTTATTATTATGACGATTAGTACGTGAAACTGTCATCTTCATCAGTAAGCTGAATAAGATCATCAATACTTTTTGTTTTTAACGCATGTGTAAGCCGTTTTTCTTTCTTGTGTTGCACATAATCATCACGGGTAAAGTGTCGGGCATCTGCGTCATCTAAATCATCATAAAACTTATTATGATGCTGTCTCTTACTCTTACTCATTCTCAACAACCTTCTTCTTCTTGGTCACCTTTGCTGGCTTAGGTTCTTCTGCAGGTAATAATCCTGGGAATGTATTACGTACAAGTTCAGCAGTGATACCCTCATATGGGATCTGCTTTGCTTTAACTGCCAGTACTAACTTTGCATCTGCAGGATCTAGCGATTCAAGCATGTTGATAAACATTACTTCTTTCTTTGCTTTTGGCACCTTAGGATTGCCTTCACCTACGAATAGATACAATGTTCTCATGCTAGAATATAACATGGTTTGCTGATCTAAAAACTGGCAAGGCTTATAAGGGGGATCACCCTCTGGCAGATTAAAATTCAAATTTGGATCAAATGCTAATTTTAACATTGTGGTCAAACATTGATTTGTATGATGCTTTGCTAACATATCCTGTCGCTTGAGCGCATCCTTCTCTTTAGAAATCTTTTCAAAGATCTCAGAAACACCTAATCTCATTTTCATTCTCCGTTAAAAGTCACTAATAGATTCCATCAAATTCTTGAGTCGGTATGCAATGAAATAGTTAAACAACTTGCTACGATCTTTTTTCTGTGAAGAAAATTGCTCAATAACTTGTGTACTAATATTCTCTGGAATAAACTCAAGGTCAATCAACTGTTGATTTCTTTTGTAATTTCGATACATTGTTTCATTACAAAACTGTCCTGGATCTTGCAAAATCCAACTTGATAACTTTTTGGTTGTAACTGGAGCCTGCCTTCCGCCCATGACAAAGACATCGTCAGGCGAAAGGAAATTAGGAACTCCATCGCCAGCATCACCACGTAAAATGTGTTCCTTGAGAAACAATTCTGGGTTAGTGCAGACAATGTATTTTTTATTGACAGGGCTGTATTGTTTAACATTAGGGTACTTCTGCAGTTGTGAGAAGTCCTTGTCACCAGAGAGAATAAGAATTTTTTCTTTGGCATGATACTCTTTAACTAGAGTAGCAATAATATCATCGGCTTCTGCGTGTTCTACTTGTATGACTTTGTATGGGAAATGCTCTTTAAGTTCTTCACGTATCTTATTTAGTGAATCAAATATTGCACTCCAGTCAAGTTCTGAAGCCTCACGATCTCTTTTACGATTTGCTTTGTAGTATGGATATATTTGTTTGCGCCAGTAGTTCTTATCGTCACATGTGATAATCATCTCACCATACTCTGGTGTGAACTTCATCTTATGACCACGAAGCGAGTTAAGAACCATGTGACGAACAAGATCTTCTTCGATCTTGATATTTTTGTGATTGCCAATCTGTGCCATAAGATTGGATATCATCACCTGATTTAAATCAACGAGTATCACTGTATCATCCTTATAAGATCATTTATATATTATATTATAACATACTGTAAGTTATATATCAACCGTCTATTCTAGGCACTTCTATAGCGATTAATTTTTCAGCAGCAATTTGCATACCATGTTCTACATTAAGTGATTTTAATATAAGAGACTTAAGAGACTCTGACACTAGAACGCAATCTTTAATATATTTTGCTTCATCAAACACAAATCCCATCGTAGACATTTTAAAGAACAGTTCGTCCATTAACTCAGATACCATGAAAGAAACAAACTCAATTCTATTCTTTTCTACCTCTGCTCTAAGTTCTTGCAGAGAGGATGTTGCGGCAAGATTTTTATTCTTATTGGGAAACTGAACAACATTACTTTTTACAGGGGGAACTTTTAGAGTTTTTGTTGCCCTCTTCTTTCTAGGCTTTTTTTCTTTTTCCAATTGCATCTCCCTGCTACCTTATTATTTATCTTTTAATGACTGTAGTAGTGCAGACCATTCTGCCGCTTTGGCTTTCCAATTGTGTACTCGATCCACTTGAATCTTTTGTAATCGTAGATCAGCACAAATTTCTTCACGTTGAGTACGAATGACATTGACTGCTTGTTGCAACACTTGATAGAACGCATTAGCATGAGCATTCATATCCTCTTGCCACTGATACATCCAGGTCAATCCCATAGACGTTTCAGGAAGCGCCGCAAGGTTCGGGTGTACACAAAGCACACCTGCAGACATTGCTTCGATCAAGCACAAGCACGATGTCTCTTTCCAAATTGATGGATAGGCAAAGATATCAGCTTCTACTAGCGCCTTGCGTAACTCGTCATTAGGCACTGTGCCATGATAATTGATCTGCGGATGACTCTTACATATGTCAAACGTTTGTTTATGATGCTCGTCTCGTTGTTCCCAGCCGTACAACTTAAATGACGAGTACACATCAAGCACAACATCTGGATTGCTCTTTGCCAATTCAACAAAAACAGGAATAAGGATATCTAATCCTCGATGTGGCGTAGAATGATAGATAAGATGAATCTCGTCATCTTTCTTTTTATTCGAAGTTAATTTATCGCCAATGTCAATAGGATCAATAGAATTCTTGATAACCGTAGACTCTTGATACTTGACTCCACGCTTGTCACTATACTGTTCTAATTGCCAGTTAGATACAAATACAAACTTCTCAAATTTTTTACGGAACATAGGATCGCTGAGACGTGATGACTCAGGATCTTCTGGTAAGTCGTGTGCATAAAAAATATGCTTGCGCTTAGGATCTAATTCACGTACCCGAGAGAATACAACTTGAAATTGCTCAAGCAAGTCACGAGGCACTGTGCCGTCATACAAACGATGTTGCAGAAGTTCTGTGCCGCCCTTTGAATCTTTATTGGTTTCATTCGTTTCAATAAGATCATGATTACTCATTATACTTCCTCACTAGATTCAATGTTTTCGTAATATAGGTTTGCAGTCTCGAGACAAAAAGCGAGCACTGCGTATGGGCTAATACGCAGTAGGATATTTAATATAAT